TCCAATGCACAGACGGCAACTGTTTAAAATCAGTTCAACACGACAGATACACTTGGAAGCCCCCGCCAGCGCGGCGGCAAAAACTCAAGTCGGTGTCGGCTTGAGTTGATCCGCTATTGTGAACCAGGACGCCTCTGTTTTGCGACGGGCAAGCAGCCCGGCATTCACCTTGCCGCCTGCCCGGTCATATTCGAGCAGGTGCGCCTTGACCGCGGTCCAGTCGGCCGCCTTGACGGCGACCCCCAACCCGGCATGCATCCAACCCGCGCCGGCATTGAACGTTAGGTCCGTAAGCGCCTTGCGCGGCCCGGCAGGAAGGTTCGGCGCGAAACGGTCGACCGCCGCCTCGGCCGCGTCGAGCTCGACGTCGAGCCTCTGCTGCGCCTCTGGCCGGGTGATCGGCTCATGCGGGTAATGCGCCCGGGTCCCGTAACCGTTTGTCCATTGCTGATAGTCCCAAAAAGCCACAGCCGCAAAACCCTCATCCTTTTCGACGAAAGCCACATAGTCGGGGGTCAGATCGCTCATAGGCGCCTCGTTCTGACGATCGAACGCCGCTTGGCGTTCTGTTCATTGTCCTTGAAAAGCTTGTCGAGATCGATTTGGACGTTGCCGAACTCGTCGGCCGGCGTCATCGGCGGGTCGTGCTGAGCATGATCACGCTTGATCCAAGGCCTGCTCATGACGGCGTAGCGCGTCTCATCGCCGGCGTGGTCTTCGGCCTCGGTGTCGACATCCTCCGGGTCATTCTTGTCGTGCTGCAGGGACGGGATGGTCCGGATCGTATCCAGGCACGTCGAGAAGAAATAGATCATCGGGCGCCCCTCCTCGCCATCGAGGCGATGGCGCAACATGTCCCAGCCGCCCGTCGTGTTACCGCGGCTCGCGCGCTGGTGCTTGGCTGGCTGAAAGACGAGCTTCTTATTGCCGAACCGCTCGGCGTGCGTTGGGCCGCCTTCATCGGCGAAGCACGCTGGATCGAGCACCCGATATTTGATGCCCGATCGCCCGTCCTGATCTTGCGGCTCGCGGCTTTCGAGAGCGTGGATCTGATCGGCTACCTGCTCGACCGTGAGCTTGAGCCCGACGTTGTTATGGTTCGGGCTGCCATAGTATTCGCGGTACTTGATGAGAGCTCCGCGCGGGATCAGCGCCGGCGTTCCGTCGATCCGCTGGATAGGGTGGGCGTCGCTTACGACGCAGTACCAGCCAAAGCAAAACGGCTTAGCCGACCCCCAGTCGGCAGCCATAAAGCGCAACCAGCTCGCCCGCAGCGCAAACGGCCGCACGACGTGAACACGCGCATTCCAGTTGTCGAAGTAGGCGCCGATGATCGCGTCCCAGTCGCCGAATAGCCAGGCTTTCACCAGCTGCGGACCGCCCGCCATCTGCAGTTGAGCGATATAACCAGCGGTGTTGTTGTACTTATTGTCAACCACGCGCGCCGGAATGAAAACGCGATCGCGCGTCGTGATGTCGCCATTGAAGGGGTTTTTGAACTCCGTCAGCAATCTTTTGCCGCCGAGCGGGGCCGGGTCGATGTAGCGTTGTTTGACCCACATATGGCCGGGACCGCCCGGATTGCCGGATGCTCTGAACCCAACCGGCACGCCGGCCCCACTGCGAAGCGTTGCCATAAGTTTGAAGATCGGGTCCGGGCTTGGGAAATTGCCCAATTCCTCAACATAGACACGCGTATAGCTGTGGCCTTGATATTTCTCTGCGTCATCGTCGTTGTCCATGTGCGCGAAGTTGAGCCGCGCGTTGTTCGGAAAGCGCCAGATTTTTTCCTGGCTATGCCAGTGTGCGCCGAGCGGCCCATAAAGGATCTTCGAGCGCTCGATCATCTCGCGCAGCTGCAACAATTCGCGCCGGATGATCAGCCCAATCGCATGCTCGCCGTACTTGTTAGCGTGATTAAGCCAGTCGCCGAGCATGCCGTCGGTTTTGCCGCCGCCTCGCGCGCCCCCATAGAACACCTCGAAGCAGGGACAGCTAACGAGCAAAGACTGCGGCCCTTCTTGAGCCTGCCAAATGACCTGTCTTTCAGTGCTCGGCATGCTTTCCAAGCACCTTTTGCGCCTGCGCCTCCCAAATGTCGGCATCATCGACAACGGCAGGCATGATCGCCACGAACGCCGGGATATCGCCCTTGACCTCGACGCTCTCGCGTGGCCGGCCGAACACGCGGTTGAGGCAATATTCCGCGGCGCTTTTGGAGAGATATGGATCCTTGTGATTGATCAGCTTGACAAGCTTGCGCGCGGCATCGGCGCTCGCTGCCTTAAAGATCTCGATCACTTCCGGATCATCCTTGCGGCGACCGCCTGGATTGCCAACTTGTCCCTTTACGAACCGGCGGCCAATGGTGTTTCCCTTTTTGAAGGGCATGGTATGTTGTCCCCGAAATGTCTTGACAGAGGTATCATATCATGGGTGGCGCAAATTTTGTAACCCTCGGCATGGTCCCCGACGCAGCAAACGACGGGGTCCAGGTTGCCCCTATCAATCTGTCCTCGACAGGGGTCCTAATTGCCGCCGTCGCCGGCAAGCGGATCTTCGTCCATGGGATGTTTTTGACCGTCACGACAGCAGCCGGAACTATTCAATTCCAGGACATCAGCGGCAGCGCGACTGTCAACTTGACCGGGCCGATCACCTTTGCGGCCGGCGTGCCCCTAGCCCTTCCATGGCAAAATTATCCCTGGCTTGCCTGCGCGCAAGGAGACAATCTAACAGCCGCGCTCAGCGCCACCGGACAAGTTTCCGGCCGGATTATGTACTCACAAGGCTAGCCGATGGATCCCCGGACGCTGGTGCAGGCGCTACGCGGGTTCGCTACCGGCGGCCTGCAAGGCGCTGGCGTGCCGCTGCCGGGCTGGCTACAGTCCAACCCCGTCCAAGGGGCGCTGCAGAACCCGGACAACATGGCCGCGGCGGGAATGGCCATCCCGAATGCGCAAGCCCTTGCGGCGGCGCTAAAGGCCGGCAAATCCTATAGCCAGATCGCCAAAGACTTCGACGTGACCCGCGGCACTGTCGCCGGTAAAGTTAGGGACTGGGGTCTTGCCCAAGATCAATCGCGGATCGGCTACCCTCGGAACGCCGTCAACTACCGCAATACATCGGTCACGCCACGCGACCCGAACTACACGACGGATGTCCCGGACTGGTTCCTTGAGGAAATGAACGACCCGGAAAGCAAGGCCGCGATCACCAGCTGGAAAAACCCCGGCAAATGAAAACACCCGTCAAGATCCGCTATGAGCGCCAGACCGGCAAAGGCGCCGCGACTTTCATCGGGTTCGTCTACTTCGATGACGGCAGCAAAACCCGGATTGCCGACATCAAGACCATGGAAGGAATGCCCGACCTGCCGATCGAGCACGATGGGCTGCCAGAGCCAATAGAACGGGCGCTGGTGAGTTTTCCCAGGGTACCAGGGCGCAGCCCCCTTCCGATCTCGGAGCGCCCCAGGCGCAACCCTGCGCCCCTCTGGCCCTTGTTCCCAAAGAAGTAGCGCGCTATCAGGAAAGGGGACAACTTGGAGCCTTTCCTATGCGCGCGATGCTACTTCTAGGTCTCGTTACTTTTTTCGCCCTGATTGGAGGCGTTGCCGAGGCGCAACGCTACATGGTCCGCCCCGGCGGATATGGTGTCGGATTTTTACATTGGGGTAGCGGCCGCTATTGGGGATCATGGGGAGGCTTCGCGCCAGGCCCGCGCTACTACAATCCAGGCGTCTACAGCTGGCAGGGGATCAGCCGCTGGCGTTATCGCGGCTACTGAACAAAGCAATCAGTGCAGGTGTAGCCGATGATCGTCAAAGCGACGATCGTCGGCACCATGATCGCGAGCCAGATCTTGAAAGCACGGCGCCTACGCTCTTGATCCGCCATTCTCTCGATCCGTTTAAAAACTACTTTTTCGGGTGCCCACATGGCTGACCAACTCATCCTGTCGATACGCAAGCCCGGCGATCCGCCACATCTTACGCTCTGCGTCGTCATATCGGCAGACGCCGACCTCGCAACGATCGCACAAAAGGCGGCACACCTGCTTAACGTTTACCGATCCGGTGCGCGCCCGCCATCCCGGACATCCGCAGATGTCCTTCCCGTCGATTAACACCATGACCAAAGCCGTGCGCACCCTCAACCCGGCTGCCGCTAAACCGGTGCGGCTCCCGATGATCTATGGATGGGTGATGCTCGGCCTTGCCACTGCCGTGCTCGTGATGGCCATGCTCGCCGCCGGCGATGTGATGCTCCATCCCGCGTGAGCCTTCCTCGCGGCGCTCGGCGACGCCAACGTTTTCGCGCTCGCCAGTCTTGCGGCCGTGCGGCTGCCGATCGTCCGAGCGCGGGTTGTCATGACTGCGCAGCCCGCTTTCCTTCTCGCCACGCTTCTCGCCCTGCGGATTTTTGCCGCCGGCAATGCTCTGCTCGAGCCGGTCGTGCGCATGCTTGCCGCCTTTGCCGCCGGCAATCGCCTGACCGAATTCGGTCTTTTCGTTGTGCTGATTGCCGAACCCGTAGCCGTCGTGCACCGGGTTGTGGCCCTTGTGTTCCTTGTGTCCCATTGCCTTTCGCTCCTCGCTGAGGCCGATCGCGATCGCCTGCTTGCGCGATTTTACCACAGGTCCCTTTTTGGATCCCGAGTGCAGCTCGCCATGTTTGAATTCGTGCATTTCCTTGTGCATCGTCTCTTTCGGCGACATTCCCTTGATCGGCATTTTCAGCCTCCTAGTTGGAGTTGCGTGATTTCAGCATCATGCAATCGTAGGTCACGGTGCCGCCGGTACCGTTGTAAATAGCATAACCCGTGCTACCGTTATAGGCGATCGACTGCTTGCCGGCCGCTGGCGTCGTCGTCGAAGCCACCCAAACTCCATTGCTGGCCTGAATAAGAACCGCCCCCCCGCCCCCAACCACATAGACACCAGTGCTTCCGGTCGTAAGATCCGTGATGACCAG